CGCCTGTCTTTGCCAGTTCCACGGTCTGGAAGGGGCGCAGGAACGCAACGCTTGCGTATTCTGGATCAAGCACAAACACATCACGTTCACGTTGGAAGCGGTTTGCAACAATGCTCACGTTACCAAAGTCAGAGACATAAATGTCGGCTGCACCGATGATGGTGGATGGCTTTGGACCAGTGACGTTGAAACGCTGACCAGCAATACCAGCCATCTTAGACAAGTTCTGCTTGTTAACAGGACCAGCCATAACGATGGAAGGAGCGCCGCCTTGTGTCCACACCTTCTGGATTACGTCTTTCAGCAACACTTCGCTGAATGAACGCAACTCAGTAGTTGTAGCATCAGTACGAGCCGCATCAGGGATGGTTGTGTACGATGGATCGCTACCGCCAGTACCTTCGTTAGTGTTGGTCTTCAAGAAGGCCAACAGTGCGCCTGTTTTACGGGCAGCGGAGGTAGAGCCAGCGGCAGCAGCTTGGTTAGCCAGCATTGTGGCTTCCATGTCGCGCTTGATCTCAGCAGACTTCTTAGCCATTTGATAGCTAAGTTCGCTACGGCGACCAGCTTTGTCAACAGCTTCCAAAGTGCCAGCAATGATCACATCTTTACGGCTAATCTGGGTGTAGTTGCCCAAACGAACTGTAGCGGTAACGGCTGTGAAAGAAGTGATGTCATCGCCTTCAATCTGTGCGTTAGTTGTGATTGCAGCGGCAAGATCATCGGTTTGCCATTCAAAGAATGTATTGGACACGTTTTCACGGCCAATGTTAGACATGAATGGAGTCTCTTCTGGAGAGATTTGGTAAATGACATTCGAAAGATCTTCCCGAACGCCCTTCGCGTCAAAGCGCGTGTAGGTATTGGTAATAGCAGCCATGATTTTTCCTTAAATAAACTTTTCAAAAAGGGATGCGGCATCTCTGACGCTTCCGGTCTGTGCAAGACGTTTTTTTGCGTTATTAATATCACTCAACTTAGAACTTACGCTACCTGCCGAACCTGGAGTCGCCATACGAGGGGCTTTTTTAATCTTCGCTTGGAGTTCTGGACGCTTGCTGATCATCTGGTCATACTTCCACGCCTTGTGCAGCGCAAGTAATGCCCGAGAATCAGAAATACCATTCAGTTCCTGCTCAGAAAAACCCAATCCTAGACCGTACTCCAACAAAGCTTTACCTTCTGTTTTGGCTTTTTCCGGAGAACTCCATTCTGGAATTTTCTCCTTCAGGCTTTTTACTTCCTGCTGCAAAACATTCTGGATATGCTTTTGAGATTCAGCTTGTTGCAATTGTTGTAACCGCATCTGCTCTGCCATAACCGCATTCTTCTGTTGAATACGCCGCTGATGTGATGTCCATTGACGGGCATATTCAGTCGGGTCTTCATACTCCAAGCGGTTCCAATCAGGCTCTGCTGGCTCAAACTCCTGCAATTTCTGCTGTAGTTGTCCCAAAATCTGAGCATATTGCTCACGCTCTCCACGTACTTGCTGAAACTCAGACTCCACAAATTTGCGCTCTTCTGCCAGTTTCTGCGTTTTCCGTGTGTAGTCAGCTTCACGTTGATAACCTCGGATCAGTTCTTCCTTCGGGACTTCGATTTCTTTACCGTCAACTTTGACAATAAACTTCTCGTCCCTTGGAGCTTCTTCTTCAGCCTCTTCGTCTTCGCCTTCTACTTCCTCAGAAGTCTCTTCTGCTTCACCTTGCAACTCCGCAGATTCAACTTCCTCAGACTCGGATTCAGATTCCTCTGCCTCCGGTTGCGCCTCTGCACCAGTGTCAACGCCCTCTTGAGCGTCTAGCATGGAAGCAAAGCTTTGCGCTGCTTGGTTTACTGTAATCGAACCGACTGCTTGTGCGTTATCGGACATATCTTCCTCTTAAATAAAATCTGGGTTCTTGCGGGGGCGACCACGTTGTCTTACTAACGCAACTTCTGCCATCTTTCCTGTATCCATTACTGAACGCAGTTTTGTTCGCAGAAGATCAATGCTTGTTAACAGCAAGTAAGCTTGCTCTCGTACTGGGTGTTCCATTAACTTGGAAGACCGAATATCCCGGTAACAATCATCTTCAATTTTCTTGAGCATTTCTACTAGAAGTTCATCCTCAAGTAGAAGTTTTGCTCTGTCGCCTCTTGCAAGGTTAATTTCTAAATCATCCATGTCACATCATAGGTTGAGGCTGTTGAGGCACTTGACTCATTGCAGCCTGTTGTCGGATTAACTCACGGTCCTTATTCATAGCAGCATTGATTTCTGCACTTTGAATTTGTACCCCATATTTCAATTCTAACTCATATCTTTTCAAAATGCCATCTTGTTCAATACGATCACGCTCACGGTCATCAGCCAAAATCATTTTTTCACGCTCTAATTGCAGTTCAGCAGCTTTCTTTTCAATATCGGCTTGAATAGATTGGGCTTGAACCTGTGTAAGCATTTCTTCAGGAGTTGGCTTGGGCGCTGGAGGCTGTGGCAATTGGAAGTCAGCAGGTAACTGGTTAAAGTAATTCTGTGAATCTTTAATGCCAGCCAACTGCAACATCTTGGTCAATGTATTAGTGTACTGTTGTACAGAAACAACAGGGTTGTTTGGGCCAGTTTCTTTTAGCAACATCTCTTGACGCATTGCTACTTGGTTCAAGATGTTAATGCGGTCTTCAATAGTGCCATCACCAACACCCACGTTGACAACTACGTCCATCTTGGCATCCCATGAACGGGGGTCAATTGGCACAAAGGTGTTACGCAAGCGGATCATCCGCGCACGATCTTGGTTCTCAACAACCAACTTCAAAATGCCAGTAAACAGCTTACGCAAGCCTGTCTCGGCAAAGATACGGGCAATCATCTCAATGTGCTGGTGAGCAGCATTGACCGTGGCCGATACAGCGGCCTTGGTGGTGCTTTGCAACGCATCAGCATCAAGACCAGCAGCGGCTTTAGAAATGCCTGTGCGGGTCTGCTTGATGTCATCCAAGTAGTCCAGCATAGGGAATGCTGCTTGGCCAACAAAAGGAGTTGTGAAAGGCTGAACCATTCCAGGCGCTCTCATGCGGATAACCGCACCCACTTCGGTGTTCAGCACATCTTCCATGTTGGCCTGGCCCTCGACAATCGCTGTACGGGGGTGGATAGATTGTGCCAAGGAGTCCAAAATGCCGCGCTGTACGTTGGACTTGATGCGCTGAATATCCATCACCACATCGGCAGGACACATACCAAAGAAGGTGTGTGGCTCTGGGTCTGGACAGAAATCAGCAAACTGACGATCAGCAACGATTTCGTTACGCAGAACCTTGTTGCCAGTACCTACGGTGCAGATACGGCGCAACTCAGCAATGCCGTCCCCATCAAAGTCAACCTTCAGGTAGCCTTCAATGTACAGAACGCTTTTGCTTGACGGGTCGCCGTTATTCGATGTGCTGATAACAGCAAACGGGTTACGAGCTTGATACTCTTCGTTGTTATCAAAGTCGTTACCGTTGCCAGCAACCTCAACCATCTCATCGTAGTCATAACCCATAGCAACCAAGTCGCTTACGGTTTTTATTGTGCGGTGACCCACAAAGATGGCTTCGTCAATTGACTTGGCAAGGCGGGCAATCAAAAACTCTTCTGGTGGCAGTGCTTCAATCTTGACCTTGCCTGATTTGATGCGGCGCTTGATTTCAACGTCATACATCATTGGGGGCGGGGTCATGATGCCTTGAGCTTCGTTCATTGGCTCAGTGCCGGGAACTGGATACTCACGAACGGCAGAAATCTCAACCTCTGGATTCTCAATTAGCATCATCATGCTTTGCTCATCAAGCATGGAGAACGACTCAGCACGAACTTCTACCGACTCATCCCACCAGTACTTAACAATTCCGCACTTTCGCACCAAAGCGTCTTTAAATGCAGAGTGCAGAATCTTAAAGCCTGGGTTATCACGCTTGAAGATGAAATCAACGTAGTCAGTGGCTTGGTCTGCGTTTGCAACATCCTCTGCACCTTGAGGCATGAACTCAACAACACGCTCTGGGCCAAAGAAGATACGCATCAAGCTGGGCAGGATGCCTTGTACGGTATCGCGCACATCCATTGATACCACTTGCGAACGGCCATCTTCTTCATCACCAAATGGCATTCCGTAGTAATACTCGGTTGCCAATGCGCGATTTCCACCAATATCGTCATCAATGAATGAAATGGCATCGTTAATCTCCGCAGAGATAACGCCTTGCAACTGTTCTTCCGACATAACCTCCCGGTCTTCCATCTCACCTTGGAGGTTTTCTGCCATCAAGATCGGGTTTTCATTCATATCAATTCCTTAACGTGCGCCGAAAAATGGCAACAAGCCTGACTGTGTGTTTTGCAACAAAGAGGGTATGCCGCCAACATTGTTACTAGCCATGTTCGCGTATGGATTCATGGGGGCCATTGAGGGAATGGTCACTTTGTTTTGCGGGTCTGCGTCTGATTTGATGCTGTATTCAAAACCAGAACGAGCTATATCGCCAGCAGTAGATGCGGGGTTCATGGCTGTGTTGTAGACGCTCATGGCGGGTTGCATCTGCTGTGTTACCGCATTAGTAGCAAAGTTACCCATCTGTTGGCCCATAGACAAAGGGGCAGCGCCACCGCCCATTACAGCCTCAGAAATCATAGGCGCAGCAATAGCTTCAGTTGCTGCCCCGGTAGCGGCTGTTTTAGCAATTTCTGGCATCAATGATTCAAGAAACGCAGATAGTAGTACGTCCATTTAATCTTCCTCCGTATCGTATTCGGTTTTTGCCATCATCAACATATTCTGCTGACTCTTGCTCATTTTCTTGGTGATAGGACCACCAGATAACCAAGCGGAGCAGGTACGTGCGCCAGCGCACTTAAAGTCAAACAGTTCGCAATAACCAAGGTTGGCTGCGTCCTGTACGTCTTGGGCGTACCCATCTTCTTCATCATCAATGCCGCTGACGATACATTCCATCATCTCGGGGGTCTGGATAAAGGCAGCGCAGTTACCGCAGCGCATTTCTTGAACGTCATCAATGGATACTTGCCAGATGTCGGCAAGGTTTTGCCAATACTCTTCGCTATCCTCTTCGGGATTAGCAGGGCCGTAGTCAACATTCTTAATAGCCCAGTTACGAGCCTTCAGGTTGGCTTTGATGTCATAGGTCGCAATAGGGCATTTCATATTTACCACTTTACTTTGTTGGCCCAGAAAGCCGCACTCATCTTGCCCTTGGCAATATTGTCTGCGTGTCGTGCTTTGAAGGCTTCGTTTCTCTTGGAGCCATCAGGGCTACCAGAAACACCCTGTTGACCAAAGCGAATAAGCTTCACTTCGTCACCAGACTTAGCCAATACAGCATGGCTTTTCTTTGGGTGGCCTGGAGTTCTCTTCGGTTTGTTGTAACCAGAGAACTCTTCAGAGCCACGCTTAATCATTTCTTTTTAGCAGTCTTGGCTGCTTGTTTAAAGTCTTTGGCTGTAGGAGCGCCCTTGCTGCCAACAGGACGCATCTTTTCTTTGGAGCCAGCTTTAATGCGTTCTTGCTTGGCGTTAATGTTTGCGTACAAACCTTGTTTCATTTCTTGCTCCGATTGGTAGCGGTACGCTGACCGCGCTTTGGCATCTTGGCTTCAGACATTGCAATCGCAACGGCCTGATCCCTAGACTTAACCTTTTGACCAGAAGAAGACTTGAGCTTCTTGTCTTTAAATTCACCCATTACTTTGCCGATTTTCGCGGCAGCTTTATCCATGTTCATTGGAATCTCCAAAAAGGTAGGGGAATATTACCATAAGACAAAAAAAGAGCCACGTATTAGGTGGCTCAAATTAACAGCAACTGCGAGTCAAACCAATCCACGGATCAGCCGTTTTATCGGCTTACCCCACGAACTGCTTTTCCCCCAAGAGATAGTGGCAGCATCTGAAGCGAATGTCAAGACAAAAGCGTCAGCCATGTCAGGTGATTTCAAACCGCGCCTTCTGATATCGTCCTTGGACTCGATTTTTATTTTGCCATTAGAGGTAAACGTATACCGGACTGTAGCCAGTTCACCAATCAAATCCTCGTTATTGGGTATCTTGCAGTCCCGTTTTTCCAACCAAGCCTTGGCTTTGTGCCACAACTCAGCCCTCAAGTTCAAATATGTACCACCCATTGCCGGACTCTCGGACACGTTAATTCCACGGGCAGGAAGATTCAACTCTCGTAATCGATCAACTACACCAGCACCCAAACCGATACTGTCAACCAGAATCTCTGTTGGTCGGTTCTTGTGGTCACAGGCTTCGTACTGAGAAACCACCGCACCCGTTAGCTGCATCAGATCCAAGTTTCTCCAGCGTTCTAGCGTATGGACCACGTTTGATTGACGCTTACACAGAACTGACGAGTCGGAACCAAACCGCGCAACGTCCAGCCCCCAAACAATGGGAGCGTCTTCGTAAGCACGGGTATCTCGATGTTTGGCAGACTCAAGCAGGTCCATAGGAATGATCGTATCGTCATCACTACGGGGGAACTCACCCAATACTCGGATCCGGAAGGCGTTACTTTCCTCCCCGTACCGGGACTTCATATCATTGACGTACTCGGTACTGACTCTGGTGCTGTCGATGCAAGAGACACGGCGGGTCCACCACTCGTCTTTCAGGCGGTTGTGTGTATCAAAGAAGAAGCCAGAAGACCGGACAGGGTTGCCCAATAGGATGGTCAAGGCGTTATGGCCGGACATAGAACCAGCAGCCGCCTCAAAAACAGCTTCAGGCACACCAGAAGCCTCATCAGCCACCAGCATGACGTTATCTGAGTGAACACCTTGTAGGGCTTCGGGTTGTTCAGCACGGGATGTACGGGCAGAGATAAACGCTTCAGTAGCACTTGCCTTCAACTCAATACGCTCCTGTTTGACATCAAGAAGATCTTGGACGGGCTTGGGTAGCTCCTTGACCCATCTCTTAAGTTCGGCAAACAAAGCGTCATACAGTTGGGCAGAAGTGGGAGCAGTAACAACCACCTTGACGGGGTATCTGGTCAACAAGAACCAAAGCATGGCCCAGCTAGCAGTTGTACTCTTTCCAACCCCGTGACCGGAACGAATGGAGATTTTTCTCTCTCCTGTCGCTACAGCATTAAGAAAATCCTTTTGCCATTCATCAGGCTCAACCCCCAATACCTCTTTAACAAACTTATTGGGGTCGTTTCTGTAGAGCTTAATAAACTCAATAAATGGATTATTCATTGTTTTCCAATGTAGTAACCACCTCAACATTCCCCATGTGTTTCAAAGCCTGAAGGTGTAAATCACCCATACTGATATTCACTTGGGTCTTGGCAGTATCCCCATAAGCCTCCGGGTCCAGCTTACCAGCCAACCATTTACGAGTATCCACCTGGAGCCTCGCCTTATTAACCCCCGAGTTACTGCTCTCATCCACCTCGTCAGCAATCTCCAAAGCCTCCTCTGCCAACTTCTCAGCCTTCAACTTCCGCGCATTCAACACCGCAACCCTTCGCTCTTCCGTATGGTTGATCCAAAAAGAAAGCATAGGCCTAGAACACTCAATGAACTCTGCAAGCCTGTTAAGAGTCATCCCCTGCGCTACATGAGCACATACAAACTCTATCCCCCCCATCTCCTCAATCTTCTTCTCCAAAGCCCTACGCATAGGAAATCCAGCCATACCTTCTCCTTTGATTTGGTGTCTACAAATTCTAATCCTAATTTGAAATAAAATTTTTTTTTGGAAAGAGGTTTCTTCTGCTGCTGATTTCGTAGATTGATCTGTGATCCGATCTGTAAAGATGTACCTGTTCCAGCGCCCACCCCTGTTTTACTCTAAGGGGGGGGTAAACCCTACTGTACGCATCCACAGTCCTGTACGCCCATCCAGTACTAGGGTAAACCCCTACTGGTAAACCCTTAGGTAGAAACCCTAATAGGGTAAACCCTAGTGCCAAATCTAAATGAGAATGATTCGCATTCGCATTCAGGTCTCAGATGCGCGATAGCTTTGGGTTGGTTGGTGTTCGTAGGGTTGTTAATGGTTTCTTTGCTGATGTATGTCTATGCGCTAGAAACCCTTGTCTCCCTCTATGGTTCCCCTCTGTAGACAGTCTATCTATCCTTGTATCTATCCCTACATGAATAGATGCTTATGGCTTTGGGTTGTAGGTGTTTCGGGATTCCTGCTGTAGCTACAAAATCAATCGTAAACTTAGGGTAAACACCTATAGATTTATGGTTGACGGTCCATAAAATTGATGTACCGAAGCGCAAAGCTTAGGCCACTTCACCCAATGCAACTTAAAGGAAGTCATATGACAGACAGCATCCACCAATACAGTACCACCCTAAATGGTGGCATCGTTACTGTAGACCTTGATCTATCTATCCCATCTTACCTCGACAGGCTCACGGCTGTCTGGTTTGAGGATACCGATGTATCCGGCATTCTTGACAAACAAACCTTGACAGCCTTGTCAATGGAAGCTGAGCGCGCATACTCAGGAGACATCCATGAATGACAAGATTAAAGATATCCTCACGGCCATTGCATTGGGTTTGATCCTTTGCACTCTAGCTCTCTCTTACTTTGACGTTCTTGTTAAGTAAACCTTTTTTAATATATTCACGAAATCAAAATGATCAAAATCTCAAATACTTCAAAGTTAAACGCGCGTTCATGGTCTCTTCAGGCTTTGGATACTTGTCCGGGATCCTTGTCTAGCCCCGGTGTATTGGTTGATGCATGTAAAGGATGCTATGCAACTACAGGTAACTACAATTACCCGAACGTCAAGGCGCCCCGATTGTCTAACCGCGAAGACTGGCAGCGTCTTGAATGGGTTGACGACATGGTTGATGAATTGGATCAAGACCGTTATTTTCGTTGGTTTGATTCTGGTGACATGTATTCGCTGGGTCTTGCTGAAAAAATGCTAGAAGTCATGATCCGTACCCCATGGTGTAAGCATTGGCTCCCTACTCGCATGCATAAATTCCCAAAATTCGCCCTTGTTTTGCGTGAAATGCAAAGTTTGGACAATGTAATGGTACGTTTTTCAAGTGATAG